GAATCTATATTCCGAGAGTGGGAACATAGTAGATATGAAATAGACAGAACCATATTAGAAGTGCATAATGCTTTAAACCTATCAGAAGATTACGCAGTAGACTTTGGTGAGGTTAGTTACCCAATGTCGCCTAAAGAAGAACGTGCTTGGCTTGATTGGAAAATGGATAATGGCATAATGAGTAAAAAAGATTTACTATTATATTTCAATCCAGATATGAGCGATGAAGAACTGCAAAACAAACTTTCAGAAGTCAGGGAAGAAGTAAGAACCGAAGCAGAAGAAACCAAACCAACATCAGCATTTCAGAAAATAATAAATGGCTCAAGTCCAACCAGCAGTTAATTCATTTTTATCAGATATAAAAAGACTAGAGGGCGGCTTCAATAAAAGCCTTGAGGTCTTAGTCGGCAATTTAAGCAAGGTAAGTGATACAGAATTAATCAATACAATGAGCCAGTTAAATTTGTTTAATGAGTTAATTGAACAGGGTTATGGTGAAGCGTTAAATAAGCTAGATGGAGAGTATGGTAAGTTACTTGAAGGTGCTTTAAAAGAAGCAGAAAAGAGGGGAGTAACAGGGCTTAGCGGTCCAGGATTACAAGGGTTGGAAGTGCTAAAAGATTTAAACACAGAAAAATTAATTAATCAAGCTGGTACTTATGCTAACACAATGAAGTCTCAATTATTTCAAAACCTTTATGCTGGATTGCCACCTAATGAAATCATTGCAAACCTAGCTGGAACAGATTTATTAACCCACCAGTTAGCGGTCTCAGTATACACAGGCATAAAATCATTTGACGATATGGCAAGATATAAAGTATTTGAGGGGTTAAATGTTAAGTGGACATACTTTGGGCCATTGGACGATAGGACTAGAGACACTTGTAGGGCAACAAAAAGAAAAGAACCTCAAGGCGGTTATACAGAAAAACAAGTGTTGTCAAGTGGTACGCCTTTCGGTGGAAGGGGCGGATTTAATTGTAGACATTCCTGGGAGGTAAGATGAAGCCCAAAGATGTGATGCCTTTCAATAAAAGAAAATGGTTAGAATTAGGTGGTAAGTTAGTTACTAGAATATTAGAAGATACCGAAAAGGGAATAAGCCAAGATGGTGCTGGTACTAAATTTCCTAATTATAGTAAAAGCTATGCAGACAAAAAGAAAATAGGGAAGGCTGGGCCAAAAGGCGTTTCTAATAATAAACAAGTATCACCTCCAAATTTAAGATTAACAGGAACCATGATGAATTCGTTAAAGGCTCAAAAACCTACGAACTCAAGCGTTGAATTGAATTACAGAGATGGTTTGAAGTTTGAGGGAAATGCTAAAGGCAAAAAAAGAAGAAATGTTTACGGTCTCAACAATAAAAATGAAGACTTTGTACAGGAGTTTTTTCGGGATGAGATAGATGATAGAATATTTAGATTTAATAAAAAAGATATTGTGATTGATTTAAAGGTATAATGGTTATTTTAAAAAAGATTAATACCGAAGTAAATTCAACCAACTAAAACGAGGACAGAATGTCTGAAGATACAAATACACAGAGCGTGGAAACCCAACCAAAGGCTTATGTCGAGCAGCCTTTAGTGGAAAAATCAACATCGACAGAGGTGGCCACTCAAAGCCAAGAAACTGATATAGAACAGCCTGACTATGGTCAGTTAGTACAGGAAAGTAAAAAGTACAGAAAAAGGGCACAAGAATCAGAAGCTAAATTAGCGAAGATGGAAAAGCAACGAGAGACAGATAGACAGAAGCAAATGGAAGAGCAAAACCAATGGCAACAGTTAGCCGAGGAAAGAGCAATGAAACTTGCAGAAATGGAACCAATAGTTGATGCTTTTAAAGAAGATGAAGCTAACCAGCGTGACAAGATTCTTGCTGATTTTGAAGAGAGTGACAGAGAGCAATTTGGTGGGTTATCCCTGCCTCAATTAAGGGCTGTGCACTCTAAATTAATTACAACTAATAATGCAAGCGTACCCGCTACAAGTGGAACTCCTGCGAGAGCTGTAAATCCTAATAACAAAGATTGGACAAGAATGGATAAAACGGAAAGACAGCAGAATTGGGGCGACATTGTTAAGAGTTATGCTATGCGTAAATAAGGAGTCTTAAATGGCTGACTATTATGGATTTTCGGGTGATGTAACTCAAAAATCTGACGTAGATGTGTTCGTACCAGAGCTTTGGGCGGACGGAGTGTACCGTTATTTTGAAAAACAATTAGTACTGAAACCTTTCTTTGACGATTACTCAAGTTTGGTTCAAGGTCGTGGCGATACTCTACACATCCCAACAGTTCAAGAGGTTGCAAGTGCAAGTAAAGGTGCGAATGATTCAGTAGATTACACAGCAAACGTTGAAACAAGCATTGATTTATCAATTGACCAGCATAAATATGCCGCAAAATTATTTGAGGATATTGCTATGGTGCAGGCAAATGAGCAATTATTTGACAAGTATGCTCAATCGATGGCGTATGCTCTTGCTAAAGCTGTTGACACTAAAATTGAAGCGTTGCTTCAGACTTTAGGAACAACTCAGACATTAGCAGCTGATAATTCTATGAGCAATGCTGATGTTGAAACTGCATTAGGAACCTTAATGGCAAACGACATCCCAGCAGATGAATGTGCTTTCTTCGTGAATCCACTTATCTATGCTGACCTAATGAACTCTAAGGCATTTGTAACTAATAACTCAGGTGCTGGAGTTGGTTTTGGTAATGACAATGCCGTAATGCAAACTGGGCAAGTTGGAAACCTTTTCGGCATACCAGTTATGACAAGTTCTTTAATCCCTACTACTACAAGTACAGGCATTGAAGCGGCTTACCTAGTGCATAAATCTGCTATTGCAGTAGCGGTGCAGCAAGACATTAGAGTCCAGTCAGATTATGACGTATCTTATCTTGGCACTAAAGTGGTGGCTGACATTATTTATGGTGCAGTTATCACTACTTCAAATCACGTTAAAGGAATTGAATTTCTTAATCCTTAAACCTTGAAGAGAATAATTTTGGGGGTGGTTAATTCTGCCCCCATTATTAAAAAGGACAATTATGATAGTATTAAAAAAAGGTAATCACTACGAACACACTATGGATGGCTCTAAAGCCTCTAAAATGATAGCAGATGGTTACGAACTAGTAAAAGGCAAGGGTTTACTAAGCCCAGCAAAAAAAGAGTTAAAAACAAAGAAAGAGCCGAAATCGAAATCTAAGAAATAAAATTTCAATAAAGGACTCATTCATGGTTAACCATTAACCTTAGAGAGATAGGAGAATAAATGGCAACATCAAACTTACATTACTATACTACCCAAGAAGCCCAGAACCGACTAGGTGGAGGTGGTTATGATTATGTCACAAACGCAACAGTAAATTCCCATACCTATGTAGCAATCCAAGCCTTATCTGTTGATTGTGTGATCACAGCAGCGACTTCAGTAGACACAGATATTTGGGATACACTTTCATCAGTTACACTATTAGCAGGGCAAACTATTTATGGTGAATGGTCATCCGTACAGATAGCTAGTGGTGACTTTGCAATCGTATACAGGAAATCGAGTTAAGCATGGCAAAACTACATAAAAGGTCAGTGCAAGAATCATTAAATGCAACAGTCGGTGGTGAATGGTCGGTTAATTCAGCAGGAACCGCAGGCTCAAGTGCCGATGTTGCAAATACAACTCACTTGGCTTTAGCAACTATGACTTCAACGCTAGGAGTCTACTCAGCAGTGGAGATTTATTTTAATTTTTCTACCACTACTACAGATGTCACAGCAGCAAATGATCTAGTTATTCCTAAGAACACATTAACATTCTTAACTGTCCCTAGAGGCTTAGGTAATACAGTCTATTTCAATTACAATTCTACCAGTACAACAACTGGTGCAGTAAAAACAGTAGAGGTTTAAATGCAAAGTTCAATGTTAAAGCATATTACTGAGGACTTCGGTAATGGGGGCACCATAGATGGCGATTTAACTATATCGGGAGATTTAACTGTTTCAGGTGGTGGCTCATTATCATTCGATGAAATCATAGAAGGTACACAAGTAATAGATGTAACCTCTACAGAAGCCTTGCTAGTTAGAAAAAATGGTGATGGTGGTGACATATTTACAGTAGACACTACTAATTCAGCAGTTGAAGTTGGTGGTCATTTAACTTTACCAGATGCAAGTGGCTCTGGTGGGGTTTTAAAACTTGGTGCAAGTGAAGATATTCAAATATATCACGATGGTAGTAATTCATATCTCGACCATTTAAACACTGGTGACTTAAAGATTAGAAGTTTAAAGCACGGAGGTGACATTGTTTTCCATACTGAAGCAAGTGATGGTACTCAATCTGCAAGTGCTTTAGTTGTTTCATCTACAGGCAGTGTAGGTATAGGAGCATCTACTAGTCCTTTATCAAAACTTCATATTAAAGGTAGTTCTACTGGTGCAGTTCAAGCATTTATACATAATAGTAATGGTGCAACCAATTCATCCACAGAATTAGTTTTTGGTAATTGGAGTGGTGCAATTCCTACAGGTACAGGAAATCCTGGCCCTCAAGCAAAGATTTCGGCTATAAATATAAATGCTAGCTCAGCAAACTCAGTTCTTGCATTCTCAACTTACAATAGTAGTGGTGCACTGAATGAAGTGATGAGAATTACAGACACACAAAAGGTTGGGATTGGAACTTCTTCTACATCAGGTAAGCTAACTATAGCAAATGGTGTAGCATCCGCACCTTTAACTATTACAGCAAGTAACTCATACATACAGCTAGGTAGTGGAGATTATGGCTCTGGTGGGTTAGGTAAGTTTATGATTGGCTTTGGTTATACTGACACATTAACCAATACACATTCTCCTGCGTATATAGGCTTTGAAGAAACATCTACTGCTGGAGACACAAAAGGTGATTTAACATTTTATACAAGAAATGTAGTTACAGATACTGCACCTACAGAACGTCTGCGTATTGATGAGATAGGAAATATGGGACTTGGAATGACACCATCTTCAAGGCTATCAATAAAAGCCAATGGTGATACTTCTACTGTCTTGGACATACACGGAAGAAGTTCTGATGACTATGCAATTATTTCATTTAAGGAGAATGCCAGTCAAACTGTAAAAGGTCAAATCAAGGTTGACGGCTCTGATAGTATGATATTTAGAACTGGGCCATCAACTGATGCACTCACAATAACCTCTGGCAACACGGCTACTTTTGCTGGGGCAATTATTTCTGGTGGAGTTATACATGTTCCCACTGGTCATCCTATATACTTGGATGGCGGTAGTAACACATATATCTATGAATCAACAGCGGACACAATGTCTTTTGTTACTAATTCTGGTATCAGATTTGCACTCGACAACAACTCCCGAATCTCACTATCTAATAATAGCGGTAGCGGTACAAACAATACGCTTTTTGGATACCTGTCTGGTAATGATATAGCGTCTGGTGGAAATTACAACTCATTTTATGGACACCTTTCTGGGACTGAAATAACCACAGGTGAAAAAAATACAATGCTTGGGGCTTTTGCTGGTTATACATCTTTATTGCCTGACAAGTGTGTTTTAGTTGGATACAATGCTGGTGGTAGTGGTGTAATGACTGCTGCTGCTGATGGCACTGTTGCAGTAGGAATGAACGCTTTAAGCAATTTGACCTCTGGAGCAAATAATTTAGCAATAGGATTTGAAGCTCTTGATGCTTGCAATACTGGAGCTTCAAACATTGCTGTTGGTTCTGGTGCTTTAGGAGCATTGACTGATGCAGTGGCTAATGTTGCAATGGGATTAGGAGCATTAGGAACAAATGTTTCAGGTAATTACAATACAGCTTTTGGACATCAAGCATTACAAACTTTTAATGCTGATGTAGATGCAAATAATGTAGCAGTAGGAATAAACGCTCTTCAAGCATCAAATACAGGAACAAACAATACAGTGGTAGGTGCTTTTTCTGGAGATGCAGTGACTTCTCAAAGTAACTTAGTTTTAATTGGTTCAGATGCTGGTGGGGCAATTAATAATAATGCCGCTGATGGTACAGTAGCTATTGGTAGGTCTGCACTTGCATCATTGACATCTGGGACTAAAAGCACGGCAGTCGGATTTGAGGCGTTAAAGGCTAATACAATTGGTCACGAAAATACAGCATTTGGGTACAATGCCTTAATGACAAATGTAGATGGAGATAGTAATACTGCAATCGGTGGTGACTCATTAAAAATTTATGAACCTGCTGATGGAGTTGGTCAGAATACTGCTTTAGGTTTTCAATCTGGCGATGCTCTTGTAACAGGAAGTGCAAACACTTTAATTGGTTTTCGAGCTGACACAGATGATAATGCTGGAGTAAATCAAACAGTAATTGGTTCTACTGCACAAGGACAAGCAGACAACTCAGTAACACTTGGTAATGCAGATGTAACTGCTGTTTATATGGCACAAGA